TCTATTGTTTCCGAATATACAGTAACGATAATTTTTGCCAGTATTATCAGACACCTTTAACTTTTCTTCTACAAACTTGCTTTTGTTTGCTTTTACTACGTTTAAAATGTCTTCATCAATAAGCCATGCAGTGCTTTGTAGTTTATTAATAGCATTTACAAATGGCTCATTAAGTAGAGACTTGAACTCTTTATCTCTGTCAAATCCCCAATGTTTAATGATGGGAAACCCGTTGTCCTGAAATAGTCGAGTAATAGGCTTTATAGGTTCAAACGTAGTATTTTGAATTAGCTCGTCAATTACTACGTCTGGTAAAGTTCCTATTTCTAACCATCGTTCTCCGGTTTCAATCATATAAGGTGCTCTGCTAAACGGACGCTTGCCTACTGGGTTATTTTCCCAAGCGATCTGTGCTTCTGTTGGTGCACGGTAGATCTTAATATATCTACATTCATAAAAACCTTCAAGAACTAGATCTCCAAGCGTAACGTCTGCTCGAAAACCTAGCTCTTGGCCGTTCTTCATAAATACGTTCTTACCGATAGCAACTGATGCCGCTGTAAGCTTGCATGTTGCAGACTCAGAGACAGAAGTTTTACGAAAGTGGTATTGCAATACGGTAAGTGCATCATACACTAACTGCTTGATCGAGAGGTTGTGTTCCTTTACTAGCTTCACTGCCCAACGTTGGGGCGTTGACTCCACTTTCTGCTCCAGATAGTTTATTATCTCTTGCATTCTTTCTCCTCGTTCTGCGGTATGGATTGTGAGCTACATTATATAAGCTACAACCATGCCTTAAGCAGCATTTAATTTCATGGGCTTCTACAATCAAAGCTTCTGCTTCAGTCATATTTCCACCCTTAATTTCTACAATTTCTTGTATTTCAAACTGTTCTAACTTTTCCAATAGCCATACATGATGGTCATATCCTCTATGAGTTATTTGAAATGGTCGATGAAGTGTACCTTTACCTACATATACTACGTCTAACGTTTCTGGATCTTTATGTACGTATACGCAATACATTTCTTCAGGATATTTAACTACTTCATCGGTACCTTCTCTTACTTTAATACTTCTCAACTTCAACTCCGTTATTTATAAGTAACAACAAAGCCTCTGGCTGATATGATTCTTTGAACACAACTCGTTTTATACGCGATTGAAGCAATAACTTAGTGCATTCAGTACACGGTGATAGAGTCGCATATAACGTGGCACCTTCCGACGACGCGTTTGATGTAGCCAATTTACAGATTGCGTTAGCTTCAGCATGAATTACTTCCCATTTAGTTGTGCCATCAGCATGGCGTGTTTCGTTTTGCATACCATGTGGTGTACCATTCCAGCCATAGCTTAAGATTTGGTTACCTTTTGCTATTACTGCTCCCACCTTATGCTTCGCGTCATGAGACCGCCGAGAAACTAGCTCGGCGATACCCATGTATAGATCATCTTCTTTGATCCTGTTGTTTTTAAGCTTTCCCATGATTATCCTATTGAAAATCCGGTTGTATCATTTATTAATCGTCCCGTTTCTCGGTTGTAAACGGCAGCTCCAGCTGGTCCGGTGAGACCTGTGAATCGTGATTTAAGGACTGTGAATCGTACCTTATTTCGTTCTTCATCTGTTTCTGCTGTAAGGTTTCTTGAGAACGCGATAATATCAAATGAGATTTGTTTGATTGAGCCTGAACCTTTGACGTCGTCGATTGAGGCCATGTTTCCTTCTTCAAAAGCTTTACCTCCTGACTTACGTAAATGACTGATAAGACCTAGCCAAACGTTATGTTTCTTTACTATCTTAAGTAGATCAGACATAACTTTGTCGATAGCTCCATTACCTTCTTTGCCTTCAACTCCTTCCGAAACAGCAATAGTAATGTGATCAAGAACTAGGTATTTGCATCCCATCAAACACATGTATTCTATCTTATCTATAAGAGAGTCGTCACCAACTGAGCCTTGGTGGTCAAGTAAGACAAGTCTTTCATCGCTGAAAACTCTATCAAAGCCTTTACGCAGCTCTTCATCAGGCACTTCTTCATCAGACAAGTTTCGTTCGATAGCCATACTGATAAACTTTTCAGCTGTATCGCCAACGCTTTCTTCCAACGAAATCAAGCCAACCTTATCTTCAGTTTTATCAAGCAAATTTAGAATAATCTCTTTGATAATTGTACTTTTGCCAGAACCTGTACCACTAGTAAACAAGGTAATTTCACCTTGCCTTAGTCCTTTAAGTTTCTCATTCAAACCGTCAAGACAATCAGGATATGGTATAGACTCTGTAGCTCTACGGTCTTTGAACTGGTCCCAGATCTTTTCACCTGTTACAATACCCGCGGGTGAGTAAGTACTTGCTGACCATATAGCCTGGTTTACAGCAGCTGAGCCTTGATCAAGCAAACATTCGTTGGCGTCTTTGTATTTCTCAGTATGTACTACTTTTACTTTATCGAAACCAATAATCTTTGCAGCTGCTTGTACAGCCTTTTGACCTGCTTCATCATTATCAAACCACAATATTACATTTTGAAATTGTCTTACCCAAGCACGATGCTCAAGTAATACTGTTAGCTGATTTGCTGATGGAATTGATACAACAGGCCAAACCTTTTTGCTCGTATTGTATGACGCTTGTGCTACGCTGAGTGCATCAACCTCGCCTTCTGTAATTACTAGCATTTTACCCGCTGAAGTAAACTCTCGTTGCCCGAAGAGCTGCTGCGGCTTGCCTAATACTCTAAATTCTTTTGGTAAGATACGAATCTTATAGCAATCATCTCCATACGGATAGAAATGAGCTGGTTTATCGTTGTATTGGTGAGTCTTTACACCAAAGAATTCAACTACATCCTTCTGAATACCTCTACTAGGCATATCAAGACTAGGATAGTTATGAATATCGGTGATGTCAGTTGATCCAACAATACGCTTATTGGTAGTGGGTTGTTCATCTCCCATGTATTCCTTCTTTCTTGTTTGACACGCAAAACAGTAGGTATGTCCGTCGTTAGGGTCTATCATGACTCCGTCAGAGCTGCCACAATCAGGACATGGATACCTTTTGTTTCCGTGTAAGTTTACAATTTTCTCAGTTCCACTCACGATCATATCTTTCTTTCTTTCTAATTTTCTTTTTCATAGCGTTAATTTGCTTTTGATGTCTACGATTTTTAGCTCTAGACTTTTGGCTAAGCTGTTCAAGTATCATAGCATCTTGTTCAACGATGTCATCAATCAGTTTCTTTGAGTTCTTCAATGAGAATATCTAACCTCTCTTCGCCTTTCTTAACTAGTTCCTTATACATGTGTATTTCGTATACGTATTTATCGTTCCAATCAAAGACATGCTGCAAAGCATCTAATGTAGGCTTTGCAACATTGTCAAGATCACTCGCTTTATTGCTGAACTTTGGAGTCAAAGTTATCTTCAATGGCTTCGTGGTATCGAACTCCCATTCCATCGAGTCCGTAGCTTCCTTGAACCTCATCAGAAAGTTCTTGTACTCCTCCGTTGGATACGTTTGAGTGAACTTCCGTCCGTCCTTTGTTACTATTGCTCGTATTCCCTCCATCCGGTTTGCCGACATCGGCTTTCCCGGTATAACGATCTTCATATCGCCATTCCTCCATGTCCCAAGTCCTCTTCATATATATGAGATTACCTATCATGTTTAGTTGGTTTTCCCAACCACGTCCATACTGGCGTTGCCATTCACTTACAACTTTATCCATACGGTTTTCATAAGTCGTATCTTGTAAGGCCTTTTGCGCAGTCTTTATACCATATCCTTTACGGATTTTAGGTATGCAATCACCCGCATCGCCAATCAAAAGTTGCGTACAAAAGTTCATGTCTGCTGTATCGTCATCAACGAAGTAAACTACTTTACTGTTATAGTTGTAGTGATTACCTGCAATTTGATTTATGTCTTTGTCAATATGCGCAATAATCCAATCGTCTTCTGCTTCACGAGCTTCATGAGCCCAGATACAAACCAAATCATCGGCTTCCATACCATCTGCTGGAACAGCATTCCACTTATCAATGATATGAAAATAAGCGTCATTAAGACGTTCACGAAGATTTTCCTCCATCTTGACTTCTTTGCGTGAAGCCTTGTAGCCTTCATAAATGTCATATCTAAAATTACCTTTACCTTTAACCGCAAGATACGCTTCGTTTGAAAAGCAATCTACCAAAGTATCTCTAATAACTCTATCGACTACGTTTCTAGTATCATGCTTATTATCTTGGGTACAAGCAGCCTTAAATAGAATACTGTCAGCATCTATAAATACTTTCATCTACCTTGTCCTCTATATTTCTTTCGTGTTTTGTATTTTTTGCCTGTAAAAGTAGTCCTTTTACGAGGTTTCAATTCAAAATACATGTTATCTTTTACTATACGCTTTGCCATTTAACTTCTACTCCCCATTCTCCTTTAGGCTGTAAGTCTTTCCGATATAACCACTCAGCTGGACACGTTAACGCGTCAAAACCTGGATTATAGTAAGAGCTATAACACTCTACTATTTTGGTTTTATCAGACTCGTATTCAGATTTAATTTTAGAAAACCAATCTTTAGTTTCCCAGTTATCTGGTATTGGGTGACAAGTATAATTAAACCCGTCACCGAATAAATTAATGGACGTCTGCATAACTTTCTCCAATCTTATAGTCACCACCATCCATACACATTACACCGAAATCTTTTGGTGCTTCACGAAAAGACTCTTGTAGTATTTCACCAACACGTTTAGCGTCTTTATCACTAGCAATATAAGCTATTTCGTCATGATAAAAGATAGCTGGATACGCGTCAAGTTTCTCATCATTAATCTTATTCATAGCATAGCTTGTAGCCGCTTTACAAGTAACGCCTTCTGCAGCTTGCAATAAATAATTAAGTACCTGATAATCACTACGCGCATACACCTTACGGCCGTCAAGACCTGGTATACATCCATATCGGTTATATATTTCTTTGAGTTTTTCGACCAACGAGCCGAATCCTGGTAAGTTAGCCATGAATGCAGCTCTGGCTTCTCGTCCTTTCTTTGCATCGCTTACTCCACACAGCGTTTGACCAAGCTTTGCATCACCCGCACCAAAGAGAATAGCGTAAAGAAAAGACTTAGCCACGCTCCGATTGCAACCCAAAACACTAGCATTCCGTGAATGTTGATCACCGTTAATGACAAGGTCGGTGTAATCGTTATTGCCGACGTAGTGACAAAGACCACGGAGCTGGTTGCCAGCACTGTCAGCGCCAACAACTCTATAACCTGTCTCAGCAATAAAGAGTTCTCTAAGCATGCGACCATACGGAGCATCAACTGCCGGCAAGTTAACGATAACTTCATGACGACAGCGGAAACTTGGAGTACCAACAGTCCACATCCTACCATGAAGTCTAGGATTATTTGATTCGTCATATTTAAGTCTCTCTAACCATGAGTTTATAGTAGCCGCACGGTTCTTAATAGTATAATATCTATCAACCAGTTTACCGATACGACCAAGCTTAGCCAATGATGTTGAAGTTAGCTTAGGTCCTGTGCGTACCCACTGACCAGTCGGTCCTTTCTTTACGTTCCAATCATCAGGTACCCAGCCTATTGTATACAACCACTCTTTTACCAGGTCCATGTTTGATAAAGTAACAGGTTCTATAGTAAACCGTTGAAACTCATCACCAGGCAGCACGGGTGGGCTGTCAGACACGGCCTCTTCAGCTAAGACGGTACGACCCAAGTATTCCGATAAGATACGAGTAGTTACGGCAGTATAGTAACCCGCTTTGGTATACTTTGCCGTCTTTGGTGTCTTATCAATAAATACTTTAGTAGTTCCAAGTTTTGGTTCTACAATTGACTCAATTTTATTCATGTGTTTATGCATAACATTTAGATTATGCTTTGCACGATTCAAATCAAACAGCCAACCTTTCTTACGAACTTCAGACTCAAATATTCCAATATCATGTTCAACACGTAAGCCTTTCTTAATTAAGCTATTGTTTTCATTAGCCTTTTTAAGTTCTGCTAGTAAAACATGATACACTCTTGTATTTAACTGCACGTCTTGCGTACAGTATTCTAACATTTTTGGTGAGTAAATCTGCCAGCCTTGCTCATTGAATTCAGAGTTATCTTGTTTCTCGTAACCAAGATATTCACCCCAACCACCAAGACCTTGCTTGTGAGGACGATCAAAGTCCAATACTTGCGACATAATCCATGTGTCGATCACAGTAGTTTTCGAAGACGGTTTCCAACCATAAAGCTTTTCCAACGCCATTAAATCAAAGCCAATAATATTATGACCAATTAAGGCATCAGCGGTTTCCATAAATTTCAAACCGGACTCTATAGACGGTAAACCAGGCTGATCAGCGTATCTATAAATCTTTTCTGTCACAGCATCTTGACATACAAGTACGTGACAAACGGTCATCTCCTCCAAGAGACCATTAGTTTCTATATCAAATACTAATTGCATAGCAATCCTTTCTATCTTATAATTCTTCTAGTAGCGGCGCTCCTGCGACGCCTTTATTCTATGATTATATTAGACTCTTCAATAGAACAGCTAGGACAAATGTCAGTTTCATCGTCAATTGTCATAACCTGAAACTCATCACCACACTTAGGACAAGTAGCTATTTCTAACTCTTGCCCTAAGAAGTCTATTTTATCATTCATTTTAGTTCTCCTATAAGAAGTCAGCAGTATCTCCATGATTACCTTTGTGGTCAGGTCCTTGCCAATTAGCAGGCTTTATCAAATCCGGTAAGCCAAACGGATTAGGACGGCTAGCCTTGACTCCGGGTTCTTTGGCCATATTAGCGGCATGAACTTGCCTCCAAGCGTGGTCTGCGTCCACTCCCAGTATATCAAGCGTACCAATGGCAATAACACACATGTCAATAAGACCATCGATAATCTCTTCTGCGTCTTTATTAACAAAAGCTTCACGTGTTTCATTGAGTTCTTCCTCTAAAAAGTTAATGCGAAAAGCTAGAAACTGGTTTAGTACGTTATATTCTTGATCGAACTGTTTAAACGCCAACCATTCATGAACGCCAAACTTTTCATGCATTTCATGAATGTCTTTTACCCATGTACTTGTTCTTTTAGCCAATGCGGTATCTCCCTTTCTTTATATTTTGCAAATCTAATTTTATCTCGTTTATAGAAACCACGATAAGCATTTACAGGCCAGAACTCGTCTGTCTTCAAGTCATCGTGACCACTAAAACATTGTGGATGCTGAGTTAAAGGACCTTGCGGTACTAAAACGTTTGCATGCTTTAACAAAAGACGGTGCTTACCTGCTCCGTGTTGTTTACCGTATCTAAAAGTATACTCCTTTAGCATAGCATCGTACAATCTCCAAGCCCAACGGTAATTAGCTCTTGTTTCACCAGCCCACTTAGTACATGGATGGTTCTTATGTACTGCACGATACAGTTCTCGCTGTTTAGCAAAACCAGGAGCGTGAAGATGCAAGACGGTACAAAGCATTTGAGCCTCTTCCAACGGCATCTTTACAATATGTTTGTCACATAGTTGCTGAGCAATCGCGTCAGGTTCTATGTCGATAATAAACCTATTCATCTTTTCCCTTTCTGAAACGATGTTTAAAGAAAACTATCAAGTTTAGAAACGTATTGATGGTTACCATAAGCAGCAACCACCAATGCGTCCATGACTCTAATAAGTCCATTAAAGGTTTTTCTCACACCACTCTTTTACATGATGAAAATGTCGTGGATAAATGTGAAGGCTTTGAGCTTGCCAAAAGATGTCACCAACACTAAGGTCAAGGTCAGTGGCCAATCTTTCTAGAACTCTTACTTGCCAATACTTGTCATTAAGATAGCCAAAAACTGCGTCATTACTTCTCATTTGAACTACGCAATTAAGATAGTTATCATTGTCAATGTAATAAGTAACAGCGTTTGTACAGCAAAAGTCGTTGATACCATCTTTACGGTAATCAACATGCATAGACGGTCTTTGATAAATCATTGAAGCACGTCTACTATTTGGATTAGTTTTTAGTTCTCGTAATACATTATCGTATTGAGATCCGTTTTCTTTACTGTAAACCATCCAACCGTAGTTAGAGTTTATATCACCACGACTATTTGCCGCATGAGTTTTCCAAATTACAGGTACTTTGCCGTATAAATCTTGAAGACGGTTTACATTACACTCTTGCGTATCATACCAATCACATTCAGCTATTTGATATGCCACGTTAGGCTCGCCAAAAATAGAGTCTCTGTTCGCTATAAAAGAGGCTCCTATAATTTCAAGCATATTTTCTTTATGTCGTTCATGCTCATTGTGCATGTACATAATTGCAAAAGTTTTTCTAACGTCTCCTACATTATTCGTAATCATTATAAATCTCTTCCACTTCGTTGTAGGTAAATGTTACATCTTGTATCAAGTCTTCGATTGTAGCATAAGCAGACCATAGATCTGCTTGTACTCCTTCATGATCGATGCGCTCAATAGAGTCAAGTCCCATCTTTAAATGTCTTATTAGCTTAAGTATAAAAGCTTTATCATCATCCATTTTCTTGAAGTTCCTTTCTCTTTTCATTAGCTATCTTTTGTAGCTCTTTTGCGCGTGCTTTTGTTGGTGCGCCAAGCTCTGCTCTAAGACGGTCTTCCATTTCTAACAAGACGGTTTTCTCATGAGGCCATAGCTTGCCAAGACGGATAGTCAACGCCGCTTTCTTAGTGCCCTTTTCCCAGCCATCTTTCCAACGTAATGTAGCGCAGTCAGACCACACTTCAGCAAATCTTTCCATGCCTTTGTTGTGATTATCTGTAGTGCGAGTTGTAGCACAGCCACCTGCTGCTTGTGTCTTATTACCTGCACTAGCAAACTTATTCATGTTAAGTACAGGATATCCGGCCTTTACCATTTGACATTGAATATGAAAATCTTCAGGCAAAAACTCGTCTTCTTGCCATTGTTCTCCAATCCAGTCATAGTTATGTGGGTTTATTACGCTAAAATCAAACCAAGTATTAGTGTACACACGAGAATTAACACCACCAGGAAAATCGCTAATCCCAGCCGGAGAGATTCTCTGTCCAAGTCCTCCAACTCTGAAGCCGACGTCACACGCGGTTTGAATATCTTTAAACAAAACATTCCAATCTTCCTCTTCCATGGCGGTAAATTTCAAAAAAGGCCATGACCCGTCCATGCCGTCATCTTTAGCCTTACAAAATGTTAAGTCATCATCCATTTGCCATTGAATAAACTCCATACCGAGCTCTTTGGCTGCCCACTCACGTCGTTTAGCGATCCCTCGAACCTCGTCAGGACATGCCTTTACATTACAGATAGATCCATACCGTTCCATATGAGCATCGTACTCTTCGGGATAAACCAGCAGAGTCGTAATATTTTGTATAGTCTTTGGCATTTGAGACAGAGTAACTTGATTATCTACTCTGCCTCTTGTAAAAATTACTGGTGTTATCATTAGTACAGTCCTCCTGGAATTAAATAGAAGTCTACTAGAACCATAAGAAGGCCAATTAGAATTCCCCATGCAGCTGTGTTAATTGCTTTTAAGACTTTAATGTACATTACTTATTCCTTTCCATCCATACGATAGCTCTTGCTGCGTAGTTAATCAAGTCTCGTAAACAGTCGTCAGCAGTATCAAAGTTTACTGAACCTTTCTGTTCCATGACTGATCTAAACCGCAACACTTTAGTTGTTAGCATAGTATCAAAACTGCGCCAACCATGAGGATAATAGTCATCATCCTTTACTGAACCTCCTTGATAATCTACTCCCTTACTAGCCATAAGAGAGCCACACTCTTCAAGCACTTCAATTGCGCGCTCGTAATAGCTATCTTCATCATCAAGACGGTCAAGCTCATGAAACGTTTCCGTAAGAAAATCGCTGTCATCTTCATAAGCTGCTTCGAGTAAATCACTCAACGATTCTGCTTTCTTAGCCATTTTATCGTCTTCCTCTCTCATTCTTCGTAACATATACGCATAGTATCTCTCATTATCAGTCATTATCGTTATCACCGTAAGAGATCTCAATAGTAATAGTACGGAAGAAGCTATCAACAAAAGCGTCAATATCCTCTCCCGTCCAGTCTTTAGCATCTTCCGCTATTTCATCGGAAATACAGTCAAGTACTTGGTAATACTCAATATGGTCCTCAGTCATATCATACTTAGAAACTAATCGACCCGCTGCTCGAGCCATCCATACACTATACATACGATTATTTAGCGGAAAATCTAAAACCATTATATTACTCCTATTTATTATGCTACATCATGTACATACACATCAAAATGAGTAGCATATTCATGACGTAGGCTTTGATCAGCGTTATAATGAACCATACTACCATCAGCCTTACGACGTGGACCACGAGCCATTAACATAACACGCTTTTTAGCACCTAACCATGAATATCTATCTAACTTCTTATTGTATTCACGTACACTAAGTTTCAAACTCGCCAACTCAGGATCTGATTTATCTTTAACTGTAAAGCGATATGCTTCGCTACGATTGTATGTTCCTGTGTCTGACTTACGAAGTTTTGTGTTTTGATAATTTGCCATCTTTACTGTCCTTCCTTTGTAAATTAATTGGCGATAAATTTCTATCGTTATGAAGTCTTGCTAAAGTTTTCTTTGACTTAATTATGGATACCTTGTCTCCTGCATCAATCTCTTTAGATACCATTCGCATTTCTCCAAGTCTTCTATGCCGCCTTTATAACGGAAACGCCACAGATATTTCAATGCGTTGCCATGAAGATAAAACTCGAAACCTTCATCTTGCTCAAGACAAGCAGCAATCGCATCAATACACTCAATACTACCTTGATTGTAATGAGCAGGACTATTTACCATATCTGGCTTATCTTCTTCCTCGTCTAATAGCTTATTAAACATCGAGACCCTCCTCATTAAACATCTCTCTTACTACTTCATCTGCTCGTTCCATGGAATGATCTACAAGCTCTTCCCGCATCTCTTCGGTCCAATCATAACTATGCTCTAACTGATCAAGCAAACTATCTCGTACTTCTTCTTGAACCTGCTCATAAGCTGCAGTCACAGCATCTCTAGCCTCACTTACAGCAGCATCAATACTATAACTAAAGTCGTTCCTTATACACTCTTCTACATTCAACATTGCAGACTCGATAACCATGTACTCATGATCTTGAATTGCTGAAGTCATACTATGTATACAGTCACGGTAAGCGTTAGCCGCTTCATGGTTATCCTCTTTGTTTGCTACTTCTATCCATCTCTCGATTTGACTAATAACAGGATTCATTACATTTCTTAGAACATTCATGTTACTATTCCTTTCTCATGTTCTAGATACAGACTAGAGTATAACCCTAAGCCCAGGCCCAGCCTCTCGCTCCCTTCTTCTAATAGGGGACACGCCGTAAGCCGTTATCTCGGGTGCATAGAGTACATGTAAATTGCCACTGGAATCACCCAATGGCCATGCCTATGGCCCACCCATCGGTTTCTTATAGCTTTTCACGTGCATGCAACGGTCGCCCTTCGGTGTTTATTTTAATAATTCCGAACTCCGTACACGATAACAGCACACATGATCACTGCAAGAATACCTATATACATCATTACATACATCTCCTAAGATTACTAATAACTACACGAGTGGTGGCAGGCATCTGACACCCATACTGCAAGACGGTACTACAGACCTAAACAGGCCGCCGACAAGGTTTCCCTCATCGACGACCTATTCCCCTCCCACTGGACGTGGTCAGGTTCTCCTTTCAGTTACCACCGCTTTACGACCGAGGCCGACTCTGCATCGTTAGGCCTGGATAATTCCAGTGCGGATTTGCCTAACCATGAAACGGACGAGATGTAAGAACAGACAATGTACGTCGCCATACCAAAGCCTTCTATCCTACGCTGCACAGTTTCAGCTGTACACTGACCCTCGTAAGCCAGCTTCGAAGAAAAATAAAGGCGCAGTTTTAGGTCATGCGCAGGACCAAGATTTTAGAACGGCATTTCACCATTCTCTGCAGGCTTTTCAACTGGCACAGCTGTAAAACCTACGCTTGGTGTGTACTCTTCAAGCTTAGTTACTTGAACAGCAGTCAGAGAAGTCGCGATACCTTTACGACCAGGCGCTTCATACGCATACTGCCACAAATTAACGTTGACAGTCGAGCCATTACCGATGTTTTCACCGGACATAGGCTGAAGTTGCGCATCGACGATTTTCACTGGTGTATTTGGTGTACCATCGGCTTTTAGACCTTTACGTTTCAGTTGCACAGAAAATGTACCAGCGTCTGGTGAATCTTCTTTTGCTTCTTTGACGTTAAGACCATACTCTCTCATTTCATCAGCTTTTGCAGGATCTTTTGTTTGAATCTGCATTTCCCACTGCTTCGATTTGAATGAATTCACAGGCGCATCATCACCTGAGATTTTACACCACTTAGCAGTTACGTTTTCGATGATTATTGAACGAGGATATTCTGACATTTTTAGACCTTCCTTTAGACAAGTTTGAGACAAAGATACATTGCGCTCTCACCGAGCTTCCACGTTTTTTCATTCAGTCACCATGTGTCCTATTTCTAGGCTAGACGCTTTTCCAATATGCTAGTCGTAGTTTGCAACACAGAGGGTACAGACTATTGTGTCTGAGTTTCAGAGATAAACTGTAGCGGTTCTACAGCACGCAATGTAAGTGAGCAGTTTTAAGCCTTACTCAGGGCATCAATGCAGTTCTAGAGTCATGCATTAGGACTTGAACCAAAACTGGTTACCTCCTATGATCGCCAAAAGGCTAAGACTGGCTGCACATAGGCATACACGACCAGAATTTAATGAAGCAGAGCAATCGTATGAATTGATTGTTGCACAGAAGGTGACGGGCATCCGGCACCCTACCTGCGTTCTTGCAATACGATTAGCCCTATGATAACAAAGGCCAAGCAGACCCAGAAACTAACTGGCATCATTTTAGACTCTGTTTAATCATGGAAGCATAGGCATAGAAAGCTACGCCTACGCAAGAGGTTATAGCTGCTACAACAAACGCCAAGAAGACGTATGTAGCGATGACAAGTGCAGGTTCTAGATTAAGATCCATAGTTGACCTCCACATATGTATCAACATCAATACCGTTGGCAATGATGTGAAAGATTTCGTCTACACCCAGGGCGATGCCAAAGGCTTCAAACACGTAGTCAAAGATTGATTCATGCATGATTGGATTCCTTTCTTAGCATGATGTATGTACTAGAAGCGACACGCATGTGGCGCCCAAGCCGGAGCAAACGCATGACGGAGGTACCTGCCCTACTTCGCTCAACGGCTTTGGAAAAAATGTAAGGCAGCCTGACCGAAGCCAGACCGCCTTTACTGTTAGAATGGATGTGGATCATTGTCAAGATCAAATAAGCAGAGTTGACCATCTACCTCGACAAGTGATTCATTGATAGTTTCATCTTCGTCATATCCACGAGCGCAAATATCCTTTTGTGGAATGACCTTGTTGTTTGATGGATTGTTTGACATTTGTACCTCCTATGTCAAGTTAAAGATCCCAGACCGGTCTTAGGGTATGGGGTTTGAAGATATTATATAGTTGTTGTATATAATATGTACGAGAGAAAAAATGTATATTTTTTCCCTGCAGACAAACTAGATAAGATGTTGAAGAGACTAAAGCGTATATATAGGAATAGGGGGTACAAGAATATATAGATGTATATATAGAGAGACTAATTTTTTCGGGCTTAATCTCTTTATATAAGGGTCTAAACCTCGCCAGAAAAATATCCCGGGTTTCCGGGGCTGATTAAAAAATAGTCAGTTGTGTCTCCTATAAGAGAAATCTCGGTGGAGATAAAAATGATACGCAAAATAAACCCAGTGGCTAGAAGTATGTTATCTTTGAGGAAGCCACCACAAGTTGTTAAGCCTAAGAAAGGTAAAGGTAGTTACACTAGAAAGGGTAGGAGGACAGGGCGTGGATAACAGGAAGAAATTAGCTTTATTGAAAGAGGCTCGAAAGCGTAAGCTTATAAAAGAGTATGAGACTAATTTTAAGGCGTTTGCTGAAGATCAGGTAAAGATTATTACTAAAGACGCTAAGAAAGGTTTTGTACCTTTTACTTTTAATGAGGCTCAAGATGTAATTAACACAAAACTAGAAGAGCAGTTAGCTAAAGATAAGAAGGTTAGGGCTATTATATTAAAAGCCAGACAGCAAGGCATATCTACTTATTGTACTGCTCGCACTGCATGGAAGAGTTATTTTACTCCGCACGCGAGGTCTGTAGTAATGGCGCATGATAGCGCGACTTCAGACGCATTGTTTACTATGAGCAAAAACCTTATTCAGTATATGGATGATGAGTTTAGGCCATCACTAGTAGCATCAAACGCGAAGGAGATTAAATTTGAGCACAATCAAGCAGGTTATAGGCTATACACGGCTGGTTCGCCAGAAGCCGGCAGAGGTACTACTCCATCAATTGCTCACCTATCGGAGGTGGCATTCTGGACATTTGATGAGAAGATCCTTGCAGGATTATTCCAAGGTATTTCCCAAGCTGATGGAACGGAAGTTATACTTGAGAGTACGGCTAATGGCGCGTCGGGTGAGTTCTATAGACTCTGGCGCTCTGCTGTACAAGGCTACGAGAGAGGCGAGTCAGAGTATGTTCCGATCTTTTTGCCATGGTTCATTACTTCCGAGTATAGAAGGGAGGCTCCCGAGTCTTTTGAGCCAGATACTCAAGAAGAAGGGCTTATTAAAGAGTTTGGGCTTGACTATGACCAGCTATACTGGCGCCGTCTTAAGATCGCGGAGTCGGGCGAAAGAAAGTTTATGCAAGAATACCCGGCCTACGCGGAAGAAGCGTTTCTTGTTTCAGGATCAAGCGTCTTTGATATGAAGAAGCTAATAGACATGGAGCCATCTGCATACTTGAAAAAGATGAGGTTCGATCTAGACTCGAAGATTTGGCAAGATAGTTCAGAAGGCGATTTAGAAGTCTATAATTATCCAGGCACCCACGAGCCCTACGTAATAGGAGCTGATGTATCTTTAGGCGTAGGTCAAGACTATAGCTCAGCGGTTGTTCTAAGTAAGGATAGACAGGTTGTTGCTCTATATAGAAACAATCGTATAGATCCTAGTAAGTTTGGTGATTTGCTTTTTTATTTAGGCAGGTATTATAATAATGCCTTGCTCGCTGTTGAAAGTAATTCAATGGGTATTGCAACTTTGCAAAAGCTTGATGATTTGAGCTATGTAAACCTGTATAGGCAAACAAAGATTGCAGCTATTAATAAAGAAGAAGGCGAAAGATTAGGATTTAGGACTACAACAGCAACTAAGAGTACGATTATAGGTAATTTAAAGAATGCTATTGAAAACGAGGACGTATATGTTCCGTGTCCTATCATGATACAAGAACTTAAAGATTATACTGCTACTGAAACAGGTAAGACTGAGGCTGCACCAGGATGTCATGATGATACAGTCATGTCATTAGCTATTGCATTAGAGGTTTTAAGAACTCATTGGGATAAAATAGTTACGCATAAGGTTGCATGGAATCAAAGGTGGCAAAACAATTTAGAAGATAATACGGCATGGATATAGTGTCCCCTATAAGAGATTATCCGCCAAATGATTTACCTAGAACAAAGCTTGTATGGCGAGACAGTAAAGGTAATAAGTGGCGAAAGTATGTGCGGTATACTGAGGTTCCTAATTATGCTATAGAATGGCTAATAGTTCCTGAGTTTATAGCACCACAAGAAGGATCAGAACACGCAGAAAGCTATGTACATGAGGACTGGTATAGAACTAGGTGTGGACATAGAGTTGACTTATGTCAGTGCGTATTACAAGAGAGGGAATTCAAATGAGTAGAGACGGAAAAATGCATCCGAATTCTTTGAAGAACTTGAAACCCTTCACTCGAGAAGGTGCGCGCGAGGGACAACGCAACTCTGTTATAGCGCGCAAAGCGAACAAAGAGGCGCGAGAAGCGCTAAAACTATCTATGAGTGATTGGAAAGAATTAAGAGACGAATTAAAAGACGAAGCTCCAAGCGCGTTAGACGTGCTGAAGGTTGCAATGATGAAAGCTCTTGCAGTCGAAGACATGGATGAAGCTACTCGTCTAGCTACTGTTCTCGCAGAATTTGAGGCGCCGAAACTTCAAAGACAGGATATTACGCAAGTTACTAAGACTAGCGACATGTCAGATGAAGAGCTTCAGAAGGCAATAGAAGAATTAGGGTTCGGATTTGAAGGAGACAGATCCGTCCTAAACTAGTTCCCGTTGTCCTCACTACTCCGGCGGAAGTAGGGGAAAAATCCGCCATTTAACTCAATATAAATATAGTACAGGAGAAAACTATGTTAATGTTTAAGAAAACATGGGTCTTAGAAGAAGACTATGCGGCAGGAGATCGCATTGATATTTATCACGATGGTTTAGGTCGCATGCATATTGAAAGGCATGTATCACCAGAAGAACGAGAACAGATTCAAAAGAAGAGGCGACTAAAGGCGCTTCGAGAAGAAATTGAGCTGCTTGAAAAAGAAGTAGCATAGGAGACGATATATGAGTGTAGAGACCTTTTTACGTTGGAAAATACTTCCTCGATTTATGATGTTGGTTTCTACACTCATGTCTTGGCGATGCGCTGAATGGTTTATGGCTTTACCTGAACCAACAGGCGCACAGTCGGCCTTTGTATCCGTAGTTATGGGTGTTATGACCGGCGTATTCGGAATATGGATGGGTCATGAACATAAGGATTTAAAGCCATGAATATAATGATTTGGGCGCTAGTATTAACTGTATGCACTGCAGATGGTAAATGTTTTAATCAAACGGTACAATGGTTTGATAAAGAAAACGAATGTTTACGCTATAAACAAATATACGAAGATATACCTAAAGATGGTAGTTGGGCATCTGTTGAATACAAATGCGGTATTGTTGGAGCACTGGAGACATGAAAAGTCCGTGTGTAAAGATTTGCAAGTTAGATCCTACGGGTCGCTATTGTATCGGATGTGGTAGAACATTAGAACAAATAGAGGAGGCTGGAAATGTCGATCGAAGTCGGAGGAGAAACCTTTAGTGGTCTCAATAAACCAAAAAGAACACCGGGACATTCCGGCTCGTCTCATGCCGTAGCTGTTCGTAATCCTAAGACTGGAAATCCGAAGCTAATTAGGTTTGGCCAGCAAGGAGTAAGCGGCGCAGGTAAAAATCCTCAGTCAAAAAAGGACAAAGCTAGGCGTAGATCGTTTAAGGCGCGTCATCGTAAAAACATAGCGAGAGGTCCTCTGTCAGCCGCGTATTGGGCTGATAAGGTGAAGTGGTAATGTCTAACGTTAAAAGCTCATTAGCAGCTAAAGCTAAAAAATCAGGCCTTCCGTTAAGCGTTCTTAGAAAAGTGTTTAATAGAGGAATGGCAGCATACAGACAAAGTCATAGACCTAGCGTAAAGTCGCCACAACAGTGGGCCCACGCTAGAGTAAACGCATTTATAAATAAAAAGCCCACAGTATGGGGTAAAGCTGATAAAGACTTAGCTAAGCAGGCGCGTAAATAACCCAGGAGCGGTATATGTCGAGATTCATACAAGAAGTTAAAAGGCCAAGTAAACCTAAAAAAGAAAGTACAAAAGAACTGTCTAAACCAGGATCTTATACTGTCAAGGACTTGGAAAATAGTAAAAAGATTTATTCTAATACGGGAGGTAAATACTGATGGCCGACCCGATGGGATACAAAGAGCCTATTACAGACGAACAATTAATTAATCTTATTGAAAGCGGAGTTCAAAACTCTACAGGAGATTGGTTAAACTCTTCTGACTTGGCTCGTGAAAGACTGAAAGCTACTTACGAATATGCAGGAGTAGCTGATGCACATTTAACTCCACAAGGAGTCTCGTCAATTGTAGATACCTCAACTACTGAAGTTATTGAGGCTTACACAGCTATATTATCAGATCTGTTTTTGAATAATCAAAAGCTTGCGCGCTTCGTGCCATACGACGATAGTCCTGGCGCGTTTAAAGCTGCGAAAGATGCTTCTGCTATAACTAACTATTGCTTATTTAAGAAGAATAATGGTTGGGAACTTATGCAACAGTGGATGAAGTCTGCGTTGCTTTGGAAAAATGCAGTTTGTAGATGGGACTATGTTGAAGATTACGATTATGCATTTGAAGAATACGAAGAAATAAGTCAAGCTAAATTAGACGAATTACTTTCTGACGACAACATTGAAATAATCGGTGAACTTCAGTTTGAAAACGTTACACGTATTGACGAACAAACAGGTGAAGACGCTGTTGAGCTAATGTACGTTGATGTGCGAGTTAGAAAAACAATAAATAATTCTCGCGTAAAAGTAGAGCTTATTCCACCAGAAAATTTTAGAATTTCTAGAGATTGTCAAAGTATTGATGAGTCGCAGTTTGTAGGTATTCAAACAGACATGACTCGTTCTGAAATACGAAAGTATTGGCCAGAAGTAGCAGAGTCTATTGAAAGCTGGGACGAGCTAGGACACAGTGATAGCTGGTTAGGAGCATCTAAATACGCTCAAGATGTTGCAGCTAGAAAACATGTTGTCGGACAAGAATATTGGCAGGGATCTACGCAGCACGAAATTATGCCGTTAGAGGCAAACAGAGAAGTTACTGTTACTGAGTGCTGGTTGAGAGTTGATCGTGATGGCGACGGTATAGCTGAGCTTAAGAGGTTTATTGTTGTTGGAAGTCATATACTATATGAAGAAGATACAGACGTTATTCCGCTGGCCTCTATCGTTCCATTCGATATTCCACACGAATTTTATGGCCTATCAATGGCAGACTTTACTAGAAGCTCTACTCTTGCTTCTACTGCTATTTTACGCGGCTTTGTAGAAAATACATATTTAACTAATTATTCGCCTAAGTTGGCTGATCCAAACGTAGTAGATTTTTCTGCTCTTCAAAATATGAAGCCAAAGCAGATTATTCCTACTAATGGTAACCCAACTGGCGCAGTTCAAACCTTATCACCAGAAGCTATTTCTACCGGGACTGTTCCGCTGTTGACTCACTTGCAGTTAATAAAAGAACAAGCTACTGGTATGTCAAAAGCTGCTCAAGGTTTGAACGATACATTATACGTTTCAGGTAACTCTGAACAAAAACTTTCCGCTGTCCAATCCGCAGCCCAGAAGCGCATTCAACATATTGCGCGGCGATTTGCAGAGACAGGCTTTAAGCGGTTAATTGCTGGCATCTACGAAACCATGCATAAGAATATGAAAGGAAAATATACTTACAATCTTGATGGCGTATATGGTTCAGTAGATATGGACGCACTTCCTTCTAAGATGGACGTACAGATTTTCTTGGACATTGGCGAAAATTCTAATATGTCAATGATTAACAAGTTATCTAAGATTGGTGCAGAAGTTCTGCCAGCTCTCAATCAGCAAGGCGCTGGCATGGTTATTAAAAGAGAGGCACCAGCAGTTCTTGCTACGAAGCTTATTGAAGCTATGAACTTAGACAGTAATGACTTTTTAGAAGATTATACTACTGACGAGTTTAAGCAAAAAGCTATGCAAGCTGTAGAACAGCAAAGTAAGATGGCTCAAATGACAAAAGAAATAGAACAACAAAAGGCTCAGGCTGATGTTCAACTTTCTCAAGCTAATGTAGCCTATACTACTGCTCAAGCTAGAAATACTATGGAAGATAACGCAAGAGCGCTTGCAGTATCTATTGATAAGCATTTCCAAGAGTGGGCGGATCTTACTATTAAAGCAACAAAAGAAGGCGCTCAAATGCCGCCACATCCGGGCTTTGATGAAATACTTCAAATGGCTCAAGGCATTATGATGGCCGCTGAAAAACAAGGATGATAAATGGATAAATACCGTAAGGCAGCCGAGAAGAGGCTGGGTAATAATAAATCATACGGTAGACATAAGGTTCATCCCGACGAATTGGCGCGATTGGCTCATACTAAGGGTCATTTCGCTGCCAAAGAGCGGGACGAATTTTTTGAAGAAGCGTATGGTGAAGTTTTAGTGGAATATTTTATTGAATGGTTAAAGACAGATCCTCATGAGACAAAGACTCGAGAGTTTCTGTATTCAGCCGCTATGGCTTTAGGTAGTGTAAAAGAAAAGCTAATAAGCTTTGAGACCTATGGTAAAAATATTCCACATCTAATGGAGGACGACGAAGATGAGAACAATTGATAATGAAAAGCTACTTAAGAATGTTACTGATATGATTAATCTTCTTGAGTATGACTCAATGCGTAGTAGCGGCAAAGCTAAAATTAACGCCGCTAATTTACGAGATTTAATTGAATTGCAAAAACATTATACTGCAAAAATTAATTCTAGTAAGCAACCTGTAGCAGCTAAAGTAGTTGCTAAGAAAAAGGAGGCTAAATAGATATGGCTGAAGCACAAACAGACTCTACCCAGTTGGATGACTCTGTAGCTACAGATAGTCAAACTGAAGCATCTCTTCTGGATAACATTATGCGGAACACATCGTTCCTTGATGCAGAATCTTTACCCGAGCAGGAAGAGGTACCTCAAATAGACACGGAAGAATCTGACGAAGAAGTACCCGAAGCGTCAGAGGAAGACGATACTGAAGAAGTTGAAGAGGAAGTAGAAGACGAAGAAGATGATACCGCTGATGAGGATGCCGACGATGAGTCCGCTACCCAAGAAGCAGAGGTTTATTCTACTGACGATCTTGACTTGGAGGCTAAAGTAGTTGTTAAAATAGACGGCGAAGATACGGAAGTTTCCTTTGGTGACCTTATTAAAGGTTACTCTACTGAACAACATCTATCAAAGAAGGGTCGTGAACTCGGTGATGCAAGACAGGAGATGGAGCAAGAGTACCAACAAAAGTTGGAACAAATCGAAAGTATTACTCAAGCTTCAGCAGCTGTCCTATATTCTGACGAACAAAAGTTTGCGAAAGAATACCACGATCTCGAGGCTAAAATTGAAAAAGCCCGAGAAGAAGGCGATAATTATGAACTAAGTGAGCTTAAAGATAAGCGTGAACAGGTTCAGAAAAATTATTGGACTTCTAGAAATAATCGCGAAGAGCTTATGAAGCAGGTAGAACAAAACGTTCAAAAGCAAAGTGAGCAAATGTGGCAGGAACAAATCGACTATTTTAATGAGACTATTCCTTCACTAATTCCAGACTTTAGTGAAGATACCGCAAAATCTATCAGGCAATTTGCCTTAGATGAAGGTATTTCTGCAGAAGTTTTAGACGCGATTGCAGATCCTATGATTGTAAAGTTTGTTGACGATTACAGACGCCTAAAACAAGGTGTAAGTAAAGGCGCAGCTAAACGTAAAACAGTCGTAGCTAAGAAGGCGCCTTTAAAGAAGTCAAAGCCGGCTGCTAAAAAGAAACAAGCAGCTAGCGAAAGAACTCGAGATAGGGTGCTTAGTGGTAACGCAGACGAATCAGAACAAATGGACTTTCTCCGTGGCCTTGCAGAACGCTCTTTAAATCTTTAGTACCGTTTTGGAGGTAATAAGAAATGGCTACAACTCTCGGTGTACGCGGTGTAGGTGGACCAGCCGGACCAGCTCGCGCGTCTAACAAAGATGTCTCACAACGTGAGGATCTTGCTAACTTTATCACGATGATTACTCGTGATGAGACCCCTTTTATTTCATCTATTGGTAAAACCAAAGCAACTGCTATTTACCATGAGTGGCAAACAGATACTCTTGAAGCCCCAGGTTCTTCACGGATTCCTGAAGGCCAAGACTTTCTGGAGCCAGCATCTGGTGGCGCAACAGGCACTCCTGCCGTTGGCGACAAGTTTGCTGAAAGCGGCCCAACACGCTCTCGTTTGGGTAACTACACTCAGATCAATGGTAAGACTATCGCTGTATCAGGCACACGCCGTGCAGTAGATCAGGCTGGTATTGCTGATGAGTATGCTTATCAACTGAAAAAGCGTGGCACAGAGCTGCGTCGCGATGTTGAGCATGATATGGTTCATGGCTATAACGTGTCCGCTGCAGTAGGCTCTCAAGGTAATACTGCACGTTCTGCAGGTGGCTTTCAGTCGTTTATTAACGCTGCTGCTACTGTAGATTACGTAGGTGAATTCCAAGCTCCTTCAGCTGCAGGCACAGGTGCTGGCGCAGACGCTGCAGGTACAGCTATTGCTCGCTCAAGCATTAACGGCTCAACTACTGCTCCTGATCGTGATCCACTAGCATTGGCTAATATTGACAGTGTTATGCAAAAGATTTACCAGGAAGGTGGTAAAGCTACTCGCGTTATGGTTTCACCAAAGCTGCGTCGTGACTTCTCTGACCTAATGGTTGGCGATACAGGTGTACGTCGTAATCTTGACGAGGCAGGCAAACTGCGTCAGTCAGTAGACGTGTACATGTCAGACTTTGGCGATATTATGGTTATGCCTAACTATATCATGGGTCTTACAAATAACATTGCATTTGACGGTGACGACAACGTTGCTCACTCAGGTGCAGGTGTAACTAACGTTGCTGACTTTGCTGCGTTGATCTATGACCCAATGTGGTTTAACATTGCTACTCTGCGTCCACTTGCAGAAGTAGACGTAGGCCAGAAAGGCGACTCAACTGTCGGCATGATGGTTGAAGAATTTACTCTTGAAGTTCGCAACCCATATGGTTGTGGCGCCATCTACGGCCTCGAGTAGAACTTAATTTTAGGGAGGCTCTAACTAGGGTCTCCCTATTTTTACTGTAGGAGAGTTAAATGAAAAATTGTCCAACTTGCCCGTATCCGGATAAGTGTAATGCGGCAGGAAAATGCGTTAAAATGGCGATGCCTAAGAAAAAGCCACGTCACGCAAATCCAAATCATCCAATGAATACAGAACGTACTGGTCCATCAACTCTTAAAGAAGATCCAGTATATAAGAAATCAGGCGGTAAAATCTATAACTGCCGTTAAATAAAAAGGAGTACAGTAAATGCTAGTTATTCAAACAGCTAACGGGAATACTTACCCCGCAGATACATGTGTATGGCGTACAGCAAAGATTGCTAATTCGCCAAGCTATATTTTAACCCACCTATCAGTGGGAACGCCTAGTGTAGCAGTAACCGCTGCTCCAGCAGCCGCACCAGCTGGCGCTCAGCTAGGTTATATCGGAAAGTCAGGTCGTTTTGTAGCATATACAGAACCGGCTGCCTAGTTAGGAGATAGAGGACATGGCTAAAGATAACGAATTTAAGTTTTATAGTAAAACAGTAGACAAAGACAATACGATTCACGCTGGTTTTGATTTAGAAACCTCTCAATGGGAAGCTAAGCAAAATGTTCAACAGTATATAGAACATGCTCGGCTAGAAAGAGAAAAGGAAGCTTACTATGGCCGTAATAAAAGTGCAGGTTATAGAAAGCTAGCAACAATTCCAGATATTGTAGCTATTAAGATATTTGAAGATCACAAGCTTGATTTGCACGATCCTGCTTTTATGCAAGATCCTAATAATCTTAAAAAGCTTAAGAAAATTTTAATGTCTGAGTATGCTGATTTACTTGTCAACACCTAATTAGGAGGCTATAATGGCAAGAACTTACGGTGAACTTATAGATCTCGTTCGAGATTGGTCGAATAGAGACAACCAAGTTCTTGGCGATGGTATTATAGAAGATTGTCTTAAATACGCGGCGGATAAAGCGTATCGATTTTTAAGAATACCACCGCTAGAAGACATAATTACTTACGGCAGCACAGCCTTAACGGCTGCTACTTCAGAGGCTGCTAACGGACTACCTAGTGTAACAACAGTCGCTTTGCCCGCTGATTTTATAGAGTTTATACAAATTCGAGAAATTGATTCAAACGGCTTAACTACTAGAGTCTTTAATGAAAAGGTCGACATTAGATCTTTTAATGACCTACTTTCCGGTATTCATTATACCAGTGATGGCTATTACTCACGTCAAGCAGGTAATATTTTGCTTGCTCCAGGATTTGGGTTTGGCAGTTTAGGAAACGCAGATAAGATTGAGATTTATTACTATAAAAGACTTCCTGCTTTAGACGCAGCGTACACAGTTACACCTGCTAACTATTCTGCAGGTCTTTTAAACAGTGTGCTTTCTACTACGCCAAGTGCTCAAATACTTTATATCTCTACTGTAGGATCTACATCAACTGCACATACTACATTAGCGGCGGCTACAGCTGCAGGAGGTACTGTGACAACTGAGTACTTTACAGGACAATTAGTACCAAACTGGTTAAGAGACGACAACGAAAGAATTTTATTGCAAGGTGCTTTAGCAGAAGTATTCTTTTATTTGCAAGACGACGATCAAAGCGTTAAGTACGCTCAACTGTTTCAAGCAGAGATAGCGTCATTAAACGACGAAGATAAAAGAAGAAACGCTAAAGGCGGAAATATTCAAACTAATTACTCAGGAGGAGGCTTATTATGAGTACAACACCCGCAACTCCTGACGTAAATCCGATAGGAGCAACAGATGACGCAGAAGGTGGAGGCCTTTTTGGCGGAACTCAAACCTCATTTGTAGGTATTTCAGCAACAGTGGCTCAAAGCGTTACAGACGCGCAAACCGCGGCTAATTCAGCAGCAGCTACGGCAGCTCAAATAGCGGCAGATACAACAACAGCTAGTAACGCGGCAACTGCCGCAGGTGTTTCAGAGACAAATGCAGCAAATTCCGCGACTACAGCCAGTAACGCAGCAACAAACGCATCTAATAGCGCTACTGCAGCTAGCACGTCTGAGTTAAATGCGTTAGCTTCTGAAAACTTAGCTGAAGATTGGGCAATTAAGACGTCTGGACCAGTGGCAAACGGCGAGTATTCTTCAAAATACTATGCAGGAACTATAGCAGCAGATGCAGCTACGGCTAATACTAAAGCAGCTGAAGCTTCTGATGATGCTGATGACGCAGAAAAGCTAGCTATTAATGCATATAACGTGCAATATACGCTTAGTGATGGCGTAACAACTGGCTATTCTGCCTTACACCACGCTACTAATGCGTCTACATCTGAAACTAACGCCTTAAATAGTGAAACTTTAGCTAGCGAATGGGCAAGTAAAGTAGATGGTATTGTAGATAGCACAGATTACTCAGCTAAAGCATGGTCTATTGGTGGTACTGGTGTTACAGACACAGCTGGGGCTGGCCCCGCAAAAGATTGGGCTATTGAAACCACTGGTCAAGTAGATGGTACTGAGTATTCTGCTAAGGAATATGCTCAAGGAACCCAATCAAGCACCGGAGGTAGCGCAAAAGACTGGGCTATTAAAACTACAGCAGACGTAGATAGCGTTGACTACTCGTCTAAAGAGTGGGCTGTAGGAAGTCAGTCTTCTCAAGCAAATGGATCTGCTAAACAGTGGGCCATTGGTGGAGGAAGCACGTTTGATAGGGATACGCTTGTAGATGCTAGCGAATACTCAGCTAAATATTACGCAGAACAGGCCAGGTTGGAAGCAGTGTCTGCTGCCGCTGCCGCGGGTGGTGGTGCAGTTAAAGTTAGTACTGCAGATACTTCCACCGGAGAACTTTCTGTAAAGCTCGTAGAAGGAACTGAGATTAAACTTGATATTGTTGATCCAGGTGGAGCAGAAACATTAAAAGTAAGTGCGCCTAATATGGTTGCTTATGCTATTGCACTTGGAGGTTAATTATGGCTAAAAAACTTTTACAATATTATACGTTTGACGCAGCCACTCAAACGATTACTATTGAAGGTATCTATGGCTTAGACCGATTTTTGATGATTACAAACGTAACGGATAATATTATTCTTTATGTGTTTAGTAATCCAGACTTCGGATTTTCTAGCTATTCAATTGATACCGAGGCAGAAACAACGACAGTTGTAGTAGACTACGACACCACGTCTATGTCAAATAGCGATGAACTACAGATCTTTATTGAACAAGAAGGTCAAGAGTTTATGCCAGCAGAACCGTACATTGATGCAGTATCTAAGTTTCGGGTAACAAATCCTCAAAACTTGATTGATACTGACTTTGAATACGGTCTTCAGTCTACAAAGTGGGAAACACTTGAGCTTGTTAAAAACATTCCTACGTTTTATAGTAGAAACGGTGATGAATCGTTAGATCTTGTTAGTATTACTCGCACTAGCGGAAGCGAAATTATTAGTGTTGAAACAGATCAAGCTCACGGCTTGGCAGTAGGTAATCCGATTATTGTTCAAGGTACTGATAGTATTAGTGCTAATGGTGCTTTTGTTATAACTAAAGTAGTTGACACTACTAATTTCCAGTATAAAAGTAAGTCTTCACAAACATCAACAGGAAGCATTTTAGATACTTATACTCAAGTATTTGTTGGTAGTGTTTATCAAGGAACAGAGTTTCAACTAAGCGATATAAACAGTATTACTACAGATAGCGCATCACCTGCTTCTACATTAACTGTAAGTACTGAAACTCCTACAGGGTTTTCAACAGGGACTAGCTTTTTCTTAAGCAATAGCGTTGGTAGTAAACAAATAACCTTTGACGCTGCTGCAGTTGATCCTAGTAATACTGGTTGGAAAGTAGAAACTCATAACTCACCAGAAGAAACAGATGATCAAGATACTTCCGGTTGGTCAAGAATTCACTGGCAACCTTATAAGTGGACTCCTAAAAAGGCTAAGTTTTTTGTAGGTGGTACAGATCCAGATGCTACTATTACTGTACAAAATACTTATGAAATAACGTTTACTGATAGCGGTCATGGATTTTCTGATGGCGATTGTGTTATGCACTATAACGCTTCAGGTAATACAAGTCCTGGTGGCCTTTCAGAAAGGTGGTATTATATAACTACAGTAGACGCTAATACGTTTAAACTATCTACTTCTTATGCAAATTATCAAGCAGGAACGTTTGTAGCTATTACAAGTGCAGGAGCAGCTAATTTATACGCACGTAGTTGTTTTGCAGAAGCTATTGAGCCTATTTCACTAAGTTCAAATACGTTTACATTTAGACAAAATGTTCCGTATACAGATACTCCATATATTGCAGCCTATAGCACTGTTTCAAACTTTCAAGCAAGCGCTGGCTATACTGCTGCACAGTTGTTAAGCAACTATGATGATTTTGGAAACGGTCATGTTTGTTATGCTTTGTCTAGTGGATCAACTACTACGCAGTTTTCAAACACAGATGGTGGTTCAGTAAGAACCTTTACTAGTACTACTTTTGCTGGTGTCCTAGTACCTATGAAACCATGGGCAGGACAACATGAAGGGTTTAGTGTTTATTTGCCAGATGCAGGTTTTGAAGATGGTGATTATGTAGTTATAGAGCATGAATCTACTTATCCTGTTGGTTTAGCCGTAAACAAAATGTACGAATTATCAGAAATTGGTAGTGATTATCCTAATCGCTTTCATATTAAAAACTCTGGGAATACCGCAAATAATGATATAGTAGAGTTTACATCTTGGGGAAATTTGAGTACAGGTAACGCTTTTCAATTTAAAGAGTCTGATTGGCGAACAATGGACGAAGCAACGACTGAAGCAGGGTTTAATTACTCTCCTTTTGATGCCCATTGGATAACTCCTGATGATGCTATTTATTTTAAGCCAGATGGTATTGACGCAACAATTGCTAATAACCAGCTTACGTTTGCTACTCCTCATGGAATAACTAATGGCGATACTTATGCGTATTTCATGGGATACGGTAACGCAGTTATAAATACGCTAGCAGACAGTCGTTGGTATTACATAAAAGTTATTGATTCTACTACGATTGAATTCTATACAAACTCTGACTTAACTACTGGTAAACTAGCAATTACTGCGTTTGGAACTAATGGTGGAAGAACACGATCAGCGCTTATTCGCTGTTACACTACAGCAGGAGCGTTAGGTGCTAGTGATACTAAAGAAGAGGTTTACTTTGTTGAGCCTTTAGACGGCGCAACTACTGGTGGCTCACAGGCTTATTTTCCTGTCTATACAACGTTTGCAGGATTTAGTGTTGGAACTTCAAGTAGCTTTTTGATAAATGATTATAGCAGTTATTTAATCTATCCAAAGAAAGTTACTAACAATGGCCAAACAGTAGTCTTTTCAAGCACAGTAAATGGAAGTGTAAAAAATGTTACTAGCACTACAGCCACAGGCGCAGTAATCAAGGCATCTTTAAATCCTGCTAGATGGACGATGCTTAGTAGAGACGCAAGCAAGTGGACTGTAGGAGACTATATTTATCATGTTGCTTCAGGAACTGCTGGTGGTTTAACTAGCGGCGCGTATTATATACTCGATAAGATAGTTGGAAATAGAATTGGATTTAGAACCCTTGCTTCATCAACTTCATTAGTCCTCACGACTCCGAGCTCATACACTACTTCTGCTTATTATAGCTATTGGCTTCCTCGTAGTTCTTATAATTCTGAAGGTGATTATATAAATGCTACAAATCATGGATTAAATGACGGTGATCTTGTTGCTTATGATGCAGGGTCAGGGAATCTGCCGTTAAAAGGATTAACAGATGGTACTACGTATTATGTGTTTAATTCCGAAAACGACAAGTTTCAATTAGCTACTACGATAGATGGTTTTTCTGAAGATGCAGTAGAGTTCAACCAAAATAACACATTTATCGGTAGCAACGTTAATATTTATCCAGGACCAACTACTTCTACTGTACACAACTTTAATACAGGAGATAGAGTACAGTATCTTAGCGATACGCCTGTTCCTGGGTTACAAAACGGCCAGTTTTACTTTGTAAAAGATCAGGCTAGTACTTATATTAGACTGTATCAAACTAGAGAAGGAGCTATTAATAACGTAGCTACAGACTTAATTTACATTGGATATCCAAGAACAGGATCAGGAACGTTTAGAAAAACCACTGCTGTAGACATTCTTACGGCAGGAACAGGTAATCAAACGTTAAATGCGAGTACTGTAGGTTCTTCTGATGGTGTATATACAATAGATAGTATTGTAGACGATACGACCTTTACTATGGCCGCTAATACACAGATTAATAATAGATCTGTAAACTTTAGTGGTTTGCCAAATGTTTGGGTAGAACAAGACGCTATCTATCTTCCAGACCATTTCTTTGTAAATGGCCAAGAAGTGACTTACTCTCATGACGTTGCTTTAACTAGCATGGGTGGCTTAACTAATGGAAGTAATTACTTTATTATTAAAATAGATCGTAATTGGATTCGGTTAGCTTCAAGCGCAGCAGATGTTTTAACTAACACCTATATTACCATTACATCTAAATTTGGTGGAACGCATACTTTAACTGCTTCAGCGATTTCTGGAGAAGTAATAGGAGCAGGAACTGTAAACGTTGATAGTGGAAATGATAAAGTAACTGGTGTAGGAACTAACTTTACTTCGTTCTTTAATACTGGCGATTCAATTACGCTATATCAAGATCCTTCAACTACTAGCTTAGCAGTAACTGCTGTTAACACTTCAACAGCGGTTTATACTACAGCAGCACATGGATTAACTACTGGCGATATGGTTGTTATGGATGCAGTAGATCCTCCAGCAGGAACGGTTAATGGTTATATTTACTATGTAAATGTATTAACCTCAACTACTTTTACCATTCATACTAGCGAAGCTAATGCAATAGCAGGGACCAATGCTGCAGTTGCGTCAGACGCTGGTACTACTGTAGCGTTTAAAATCTATAATGATTTAGGTGATGTACATACAGGCATTATTAAGGCTGTTACAGGTCCAGGAACTTTAGAGTTAACTGAAAATGCTACGGTTTCTTTGAGTGATGCAAACTATGCTATTGGTACTTCATTGCTTATGCGTGCCGACGGTTTTGCTTTGCATAGACCTTATGATGGCGGCGTAGATCTTATTCCGTCAAAGAACCCTGACAGTTCTATGATACGTCAAACAAGACGATACTTTAGATATCAATCAGGTAAAAGTATTCAAGTTTCTTTTGCAGTAAACTTTAGTCCGTCTACTCAAATTGAAAACTATACTTATGATTCGGTAACACAACTAGGTACTATAACTACACGTTATCCTCATCGTTTAGATGATACGCTTAGCGTAGTTATTTCAGGTGCAACTACTACTAGTCCAACTAACTATTGGAATGGGGTAAAACCGATTGATAGTATCGTTGATGATTACACATTCAAAGTAACGCAAGGAGGAGCGCCTACTGTTGATGCATCGTCAGGCCCAGGCGGTTTGCCTGAGTTTTATGTTCAAAGCTGGAGTAATAGCGCTTTACGTTGTGGATTATTTGATGATCAGAACGGTATGTTCTTTGAATATGATGGCTCTACTTTATATGCTTGTCGTAGAAGTTCTACAGTTCAGTTAACCGGCACTTCAGCTGTTACATTTAGAAGTGGTCAAATTCTTGGCACAGGAACTAAATATACCAAGCAAGTAGTTGTTGGCGATAAAATCGTTATTAAAGGCCAAACTCATGTAATAACTAAGATTGCTAGTGATACATTGATGTACATTATGCCTTCTTATAGAGGTGTAAGTAATTCTAACGTTATTATTACAAAAACAGAAATTACAAGAGTAGCTCAAAGCGATTGGAACCTTGATCCTTGTGATGGTACTGGTCCAACAGGATTTTACTTAAGACCACACCGTATTCAAATGGCTTATATTGATTATAGCTGGTATGGTGCAGGTAAAGTAAGATTTGGGTTTAAAGACCAAAGAGGCCGTGTTGTTTATGTACACGAGTTTGTGCATAATAACCATAAGAACGAAGCATATTTACGTTCAGGTAATTTGCCTGCTAGATATGAAATTGAGAATGTAGGTACACCAACTTATGTTCCAGCCCTAGCACACTGGGGTACTTCAGTTATCATGGATGGTAAGTTTGATCCTGATAATGCTTATGTCTTTACTGCAGCTAGTAATAATATTCAGTTAACTGGCAGCTCAACCGTTACTGTATCGGCAAGAGCAGAAACCCAAAGCGATTACTATTATTTCTTTAATAATAGATGGTATAATATGGGTAGAGCGTTGTTAATCGAGACTCCGAGCTTCTTATATAACTCTGTTCCGGCTAACAAGATAATTGCTGGAGCAAGTGTAAATAGTAACACATATACGCGTAATCCTTATTCGTACTTTGGATTACCTAATCAGCCTTATCAAGTTAGTTTAAGAACAAGATATGGAAGTGCTAGTGCATCAAGTACTGAAGATGTTAGGAGCTTAATGCTAATTAATCAATCACCAACAGGAACCGCAGGAACTGTAAGTAACTATACTGTTACTGTAGCAACTACTGGTGCGCCTGTTGTTTACGATGTACCATTAATTAGTATTCGATTAGCTCCCTCGGTAGATACAAATACTCCTGGTTTCTTAGGTGAAAGAGAGATTATTAACCGTATGCAATTAATTTTGAACTCGGTAGGTATTCTATCTACACACAACGCAGAAATAACTCTAAGACTTAATGGTCTTACTACTAATACTGCGTGGGAACGAGTACAAAACCCAAGCTTAAGTCAACTTGTTTATCATACTAACCAAGATACAATTAGTGGTGGTATTGATATATTTGAATTTAGAGCGCAAGGTGGTGTTGGTACTACAGGACGTAGCGCGTTGGTTACTGATCAAAGTCTTATTGGAACTACTACGCTAGGTAACTCTATACTTGGCGGTGATAACGTATTTCCAGACGGGCCAGACGTTTTAACGGTAGTTGCAAAACTATCTGAAGATCCGTCTACAGTTAGCAATACAAATCCGTTTAACATTACGTCAAGAATATCTTGGTCTGAATCACAAGCTTAACGGTAATAATAATAAACTCAAGAGATCTTCATGGTCTCTTGGGTTTCCTTTGGAGGTTAACATGACTTTAGAAGCTGAAGCCGTTCAAAAGGAACTGGAGGCCCACGAACGCGAATGCGCTATAAGATACGGCGCAGTACAAGAAAAACTTGAATCGTTAGATAAACGCTTATGGCGTCTTGAAGCGATGATTATGGGTTCAACGATAGTAATTGTTGGACTTGCCCTTACTTTAATGATGAAAATGTGAGGTTGAAATATATATAAATGATAGCTGAAACCATGGCTGGAATAGCTTTGGTAAAGAGTGCTGTTGAGGGCATTAAATCAGCAATCAATACCGCCAAAGATATCGGTGAGATAGCATCTCATGTAGATAATCTTTTAGAGGGCGAAAAACAAGTACAACAAAAGCGGGCTAAATCATCTGGCGTTGGAGGTATTGGCGACCAATTAGGTCTGAAGTCAGTGGCACAAGAGGTTATAGATGCTAGGCTTGCTCAAGAAAAAATAAATGAAATGAGAACTATGATTGACATGAGATTTGGTCCAGGAACTTGGCAATCTATTGTTGATGAACGAGCAAAGAGGATACAACAAATAAAAGAGGCTGAAAAACAAGCTAAGAAAGAAGCGTTATTAAAACAAGAAGAGTTAATTGAAAACGTAAAAATCGGTGCTGTAGTAGTAAGCGCGTTAGTAGCGTTGTTTCTTATTCTTGTTTTAATTATCTCAAAATAGGAGGATGCAATGTTTGAGGCGCTAGTATTAATATGTATAAACGGTGACATTAACGAACAATGTTTAGAGGCGGCAGACACTTATGGCCCTTATGTTACTGTTGACGAGTGTAAGCATCGTGTTGCAGAAATGGTTTATGATTTATCTATTATAGACTCACCATTCAAGCCAGCTGGAACACGTTGTCACGAAGTAAAACCAAAAGGAGATGCAGTATGATACAAGCGCTTATTGGACCTGCAACCGCTTTACTAGATAAGTTTATAGAAGATAAAGATCAAAAGGCAAAATTAGCTCATGACTTAGCTACTATGGCTGAGCGTCATGCGCAAGAGCTGGCTAAAGGACAACTTGAAATAAACAAAGCAGAAGCACAAAGTAGAAATATGTTTGTAGCTGGTTGGCGACCGTTTGTTGGTTGGTCTTGCGGCTTAGCCTTGTTTTGGCATTTTCTTGGACTACCTTGTACAATGTTTGCAATGTCCGTTTTAGACGTTGCTATACCGGCCGATCTTCCGGAGTTTGATATGGATACCTTAATGACTGTGCTATTAGGTATGTTAGGACTCGGTGGCATGAGAAGTTTTGAGAAGTTTAAAGGAATTACTAAGTAATGAATGTAGATAAATTAAGAGCAGATCTTGAACTTGACGAAGGAGTCAAACATGAAATTTATCTCGATCATCTTGGCCTTCCTACTTTTGGCATCGGCCATCTCGTACGGGAAGAAGATCCGGAGTTTGGAGAGCCAGTTGGTACATTTGTCTCAGACGATCGAGTGGCTGAAGCGTTCGAACAGGATATACAAATCACAATTGACGACTGCGAAAAACTCTATCCCGATTTTTATGAATTGCCAGAGGAAGCCCAGCTCATTATCGCAAATATGTGCTTCAATCTTGGATACCCACGACTATCTAAATTTAAAGGAATGAAACGTGGTGTAGACGCCCGTGATTGGAACACCGCAGCAGATGAAATGGTAGATAGTAAGTGGTATCGGCAAGTTCCTAATAGAGCCGAGAGGCTTGTCCAAAGAATGAAATCAATTTAGTCTCGTGTCCCCTATTACAGATCGAAACTATAATAGGAAGAGGCTAAAATGCACAACATAGAATACATAGGCCCGGAGACCTCACTCTCCCAAGAAATAGATAAGATGAAGTATAGGCAAGAAAACGAAACGTTTGACGAAAAGATTAAGCGCATTGCAAAAGCCTTAAGTGATGGTGAAGAACATAGATACCAATTAGAAGATATTCTTGGCAACATGAGATTTTTACCTGCTGGTAGAGTTCAAGCCGCTATTGGATCTAATCGTATCACTACTGCCTATAACTGTTTTGTATCTGGTGAAATTGAAGACAGTATGAATAGTATAATGGAGAAAGCCAGTGAAGCAGCTGAGACTATGCGTAGAGGAGGTGGTATCGGTTATGACTTCTCTAAAATCCGCCCACGTGGTGACAGGATTAAATCACTTGATAGCCAGTCGTCGGGGCCGGTTAGTTTTATGGGCATATTTGATGCTGTATGCCAAACCATCGCGAGTTCGGGACATCGGCGAGGTGCACAGATGGGCGTTCTTAGGGTTGACCATCCGGATATTGAGGAGTTCGTTGCTGCTAAACGTAATTCTGACAAGCTTACTGGTTTTAATGTTAGTGTAGGTATAACAGATGAGTTTATGGAGGCCTTAACAAATGATGGCGACGACTCTTTTACATTGCGCTTCAATGGTATCGAACACAAGATCATTTCTGCAAAAACATTGTGGGAAGAAATCATGTCGTCGACTTGGGATTGGGCGGAACCTGGTGTGTTGTTTATTGACCGCATTGCGGAGATGAATAACCTTCACTATTGTGAAACTATATCTGCAACCAACCCTTGTGGTGAGCAACCTTTGCCTCCGTATGGAGCGTGTTTATTAGGAAGTTTTAATTTAACAAAGTATGTAGGAGACTCTACATTTGACTTTAATAAATTTAAGAAAGATATTGCGGAAGTTGTACGAGCAATGGACAACGTTATTGACCGTACGATTTACCCGCTTAAAGAACAATCAGACGAAGCAAAGAACAAACGCCGTATGGGACTTGGAGTTACAGGGCTTGCCAATGCTGGCGAGTTATTGGGATACGAGTATGCTTCAGAAGAATTTATGGAATGGGCAGAGTCCGTCTTTGTTTCTCTCAGAGATAGCTGCTATAGAGCTTCAGCAAGACTCGCTAAGGAAAAAGGTCCATTCCCACTATACAGAGAAGAATATTTAAAGTCTAACTTTATTCGTACTTTACCCGCATCTATTAAAAAGGAGATACGTGAATATGGTATACGCAACAGCCACCTAACTAGTATTGCACCTACTGGTACTATTAGTATCGTAGCTGATAACGTAAGTGGTGGTATCGAACCTGTGTTTAGTCACTATTATGATAGAACAATTCAAACATTTGAAGGTCCTATTGTAGAAAGAGTGGAGGATTATGCGTATGCTAGAGGTATAAAAGGAAGAACAGCAAATGACATTTCAGTTCAGGATCATTTAGCTGTTTTGCTTTTAGCTCAACACTACATTGATTCTGCTTGTTCAAAGACTTGCAATGTAGGAGAAGACGTATCGTATGAAGAGTTTAAACAGGTTTACTTGGATGCCTGGAAAGGCGGGGCGAAAGGATGTACGACGTTCAGACTTGGTGGAAAAAGGTTTGGCATCATGCAAGCCGTGGAAGAGGAAGAGACGAGTACTGGCGAGACTGCGGAAATGGCTGAAGAAACGGGAAAGGCAGAGGCTTGCTTTATCGACCCGACAACTGGCCATAAAGAGTGCGCATGAAAATAGACCTTCCTACTGTTCCACCAGAAATAGAGAATTACAGATTTAACATATGCAAGTCATGTGACAAGTATATTAAACTAACAAACCAATGTAAACGCTGCGGCTGCTTTGTGTCTTTAAAAGTAAAGCTGCAGCAAGTACGTTGTCCTGACGGAAAATGGGAGGCTTATGATGGCTAACGAACTTGTGTCTATAAATCAGCTCGACGCAGCTGGTGTAATATTAGACGCTCCACCTTCGGGTCTTGCTCCTAACGCGTTCAGCGATGCTCGTAACGTAAGATTTAGAGATAGCGCTGCGTCTAAGATGACTGGCGAAGTTATATTGAACGCTATTCCTGACCAAGACTCAGTTCTTGTAACAGAATACGCGGCGTTTGGAACGACCTTTGGCCCTGCAAGATACCTTGCGTATTGGCCTAATCCGAATCTTGGTGAGCTTTCTGCTTATTATATCTTTATTATGGCTGTATACAACAGTAACGGTGTTCATATAGCTGATAGGGTTTATTTGCAAGACGAAGAAGGTAATTTTAAAGACGTTACTCCACCAACCTTAGTCAACGATGATGGCTATAAAGGGTTTAGTCCACGTGGGTCTTGGCACCATACGTCTTTTACAGGTGGATTTGCTATCATTATTAATAACGGTATTGATAGACCTCATTACATTTTAGATACAATCAACAATACAGTCTTGAATGACGTGCCTGTGTTTGCTGAGTTGCCTGGTTGGGACTCTTACAATATTGATATTGAAGCAATCAATATTATTTATGATACTCACCAGGGAGTCACGTTTAACTTAGGTCAAAAAGTAGATTTCGCTAATTATTATATTGAGGTAGACGTTAACGGAACAAGCTATTCAGTAGTTACAGGAACGCCAAGCGGATCAGGTACTCCTAACGGTACTGACTTTGTTCCAGGTACTTTACCTACTTCTGGAATCTCTATGTCTTCAAATCAATTTGAGATATATAATGATGCAGCCTCAGATACGACTGTTGTTGCAATCGATTCGCTTGTACAAGACGATCCATTAAGTATTAAGATTATTTCTAGAAACGTAGTTCAAGTAAGAGCAGGAGTGTTACGATCTTTTGGAAACTTGTTAGTAGCCGGAGATTTAGTTGAAATAGACTCTGTTTCTGGAGACGTTATTAGAAGATTATCAGGTGTTGTAAGAACTTCTGACATTGCTGTAACAGGCGCTATTCCTAATAACTGGAACCCGTTTGCTGCAGGAGCAAGTACTGCCGATGAGTTTACTTTGTCTGATACTAACGTAATTCAAGAAATGAAATCTATTCAAGGTAGCTTGTACATTTACACAAATAGTTCAATTCATTCCATGTCTTTAACTAATAATCCTCTGCTACCTGTTAGGTTTACTCAAGTTACAGAAAGCTACGGTTGTATTACTACAGGTGCTGTTGTTGAATACGACGGTAAACATCTAGTTGTAGGTAGTAATGATATATACGCTTTTCCTGGACATCCAGCAAATATTCAATCAGTAGCAGCAAACAGAGTTAGAAATTACTTTTATAAAAACCTAAACCCGCTGCATGAAACAAAGTTGTTTACTCTTTTAAACAAGGCTCAAGATGAGATTTGGATTTGTTACCCAACTTTGAATTCAATAACTGGCGAATGTGATGAAGCTTTAATTTGGAACTATCGCCAAAATAACTGGACAAAAAGAGATCTTAACGAAGTTATTGCTGGAGATATGTCTCCTATTCGTGGTGGAGGAATACCTCTTACAACTATAGATCTTACTTCTGGTTCTTCAGGAAACGATATAGCTATAAACACAGGTCGTCAAGAAGTTCAAACTATGACTATCTCTGGTAAAATGATGGCAGATCACGATGGTGTTAAGCAACAACAAGAATTTGACATACCTACGTTTACAGCGTTTAGTACTGAATCTCCAGAAGAAATGGAATATACGTTTATTGGAGATACAGGACCAAATATTACTTATGCTAAGTCTAGAATTTACTTTGGTCAGGCTGGAAGAGTCATAGCTTCAAGCGATGCAGGAAATGTAAATGATGTTGTGTTTACAAGAAATGCAGCTGTAGGAGGAGGCTTAGTAATAGAGTTTACTCTTCAAAACGGCGGAGGTGCTAGTAATGTTCCTATCAGAATTAATGGATCGGACATATATAATACTAACGATGGAGTGACTAGAACCGTTGATACGTTTCTTACAGACCTTGCAAGTTATATAAACGATCTTGATGGTTCACACGCATTAGGAGACGTTACAGCAAGTCGCGTAATTTACGGACAAGACTCTAACGGCGATGATATTCATCTTTTAGAAATAACTTCTAACGTCCCAGGACAGCGAAGCATTACAAATGTTACTGCAGACGTTTACACTGGTACAACTGTCGGTACTTCTGGTAATGGCACAGATCAAGAAGTTGATGTTAGCTTTACTCAAACGGCAGCTACTACGCTAGGCTATTTGTGGCCTACTCAAGCAACTTACAAAGCAACTAGTACGACCACTCCTGGAACTGGTGATCCAAACTTATCTATTCCTTTCTTTGACGAAGATTATACTTGGAACAATTTTGGTAGCACAGCTACTAGCGATTCAAGCGGTCATGAAACAGTAAGAGACGCTATTAGCGAATTACAAATGTTTATTGGAGGTTGGACAACTGCAGGAGCAGGTGGTAGTTACCCAAGCAACTTTACTACTACTTATACAGTAGCTAGAACTGGCGACTTGTACTTTATTTTAACAGGAGCTGGTGGCGGCGGTGCTGACCATAACTATGGTGGTGGAGCTGGTGGAGCTGCAGGTGGTACAATTGCTGCACAAGCAGGAGATACGATTGACGTAACAGCAGGTGCTTCAGGACCACGAGATAGTTACGGTGGTGCTGGTTATAGTGGACGCGCATCTAAGATAGTGTGGAAACGAAACAACGTTATATTAGCAACTATTGAAGCAAAAGGCGGTGGAGGTGCAGATAACGGTTCCGTTGGCTATGGAGGCTCAGCTACGCCCAGTTCTGCGCCTAGTGGTATAACTAATTATTGGACTTATAGAGGCGAGAACTCAACAGGTTCAGTAAACCCTGGAGAAGGTAATCGTGGTGGCTCTAGAAACGGTGGTCGTGGTGTTTTTGCTTGGTATCAAAATACTACAGGACTAACAAGAACACTTACACTTGATCCAATTACTACTAATAATACTGGCTTAGACGGAAGAACATACGCTGGTCGTTGGTCTCCTGGTTCTCTTAATTGGAAGCCTGAATATGGTGGTTTTGGTGATGGTACACAAGCTCACTCAGATTCTCCATCCTGTTGTACATGGAATGCTATTCCGCCAGGAGCCGTATGGCTTTGGCAAGATGGTGTAACTACCGATTATACTATTACTAATAATAGAACAATTGGAAATCATTTTTTGCAGCAAGACTTGTATAACCTTACATTAACCGCAGTTCCTGATCAAACTGTAAACTACTTAGCTACAGGTAGTTCTACTACAGTTTCTATATTAGGGGCTTATTCAGATCTATCATGGACAGCTGAAGTGTTAGGAACACAATACTCATCTTTCAGTCTTAGTGGAGGCAGCAGTGGATACTTCCCAAACGCTGGCGGAACAGGAATAGATGTAACTTACTCTTATCATCCTCAACAACAACCACCCGGATCATTAACTTTTACGAATAACGGTAATGCTCCGGCTACAATTTCATCGATTAATGTGGGCGGTAATACTTTTAACTTTTCAGACGCTGATTTTCAAATTGGAGAAACTCACGGTCCTTGGGGTAGCAGCCTCTCAGGGTGGACGATTAATGGTACGTACCTCACTAACACAGGAGGAGATACTGCTTTAGGAACAGATGAATATACTTCTACGCAAGGTAATGGCGTTTATGGAATATCAGCTAATGATAGCCCATCAATAACAATTAGGTTTGCTCAAACTGCTTCATCATATGTGCCTAACGGCTTTACAATAGATGTTACTTTACCTGCTAATGAAACAAGTAGCGAAGATATATCTTTAAATCTGGTTGCTGCGTTAAAACAAATAACTGAGTTTTCTGGTTTAGATCCTAGAATTCCAAATCAAACGCAACCAACTGGAGCTTATTATTATGTTGAAGCTAACGCAGACTCTTTACTTAGGGTTGGTAGTAATGCAGTAAACATTTTCTCGATAAGTAATGAAGATATTGATGCGTCATTGTTAGTTGTTTCTGCAATAACTAAAACGGCTAGTACAGAATATTTAAGTACTCAATTTGGCGGTCAAATGCAAATTACGCAAATCGTTAACATAGATGGCTCAACAGCTACAGGAACTAGAGCTCCAACTATTAGAATGTTATATGATAATACGTATCTTGATTTTGTTTTGTTTGGCCAAAACTGGACTCAAGAATTATTGGCTGAAAAGGTGGCGCAAGTTTTAGATAATACACCAACATTTAGGGGACAGTATTCTAATACTTCACCGTATACAGTTACTGCAACACGAGAAATAGGTGAAGCAAATACAAACTTAATAACTATTGGAGTTATTTCAGATCCTGATAATGTTATGCCAGCTACTCTTGCTGGACAATTTACAGAAACTGTAGCAGGTGTAGACCCTAGCGCAGGTCAAGGAACTATGACCTTAACTTTACCAGCTAGTGAGTTTCTTCCCGCACAAAACGTTACTGTTAGAGTTGCAGGAAACTATAACAACCAAACCTCTACTGGGGTAGAGTTAAATTCTAGTCAAATAGGCGACTTGATTAGAAGTACTAATATTTCTGGTTGGGTAATAGGTGGTTATGGTGCTGATGTTACCTTTACAACCGCAGATAATTGGTCTGTAAATAGATTAGACGATGGCGCTGGTACAGGAACGGTTCAAAACTTCTTATGGGAAATGACTGCAGATGATGATGGTGGTTTATTTGCTGTTCCATCTGATCCGTTGCAAGACACTACCGCTGTTGAAACAACATCAGGAATACCTGTTAGATATTCTCAACCAACAGTATTTCGTATTTTGTACTCTGATAATACGTTTCAAGACTATGTATTTGGAGGAGGATATAATGGAGCGTTAGCTATAAGTACTCCTTATAATGCTAATTTGTATTCGGGTGGTCAAAGTACTACAACTTATACTAACGTTGAAATGGTAGATAAGCTAGAGTCTGGCATTAAAGCAATTGGTGGTAGAACTTTGAATGTAGAAAGAACAGGCAATAGCTTGCGTATTTCGCCTATTCAGTACAGTACTACGGGTCTATATATTCAAAGTGCAACACTTACTTACGGAGGAACTTTAGCTCCTCAGTCTTTAACGGTTCCTATACAAACGGAAGTACTTTCTACATTAGGTAGTACAATAAGTTCGTTTGGAAGGTTTGATCCGGACAGGCCTTGGGCTAATGACCAAGTAAAAAGCGGTAGTATATATCCGATCTTTATACAAACAAGTAACGCTAATACTTCGGATAGTAAAATAGTTGCTGCAGATATAGGATACAAATTTAACGCTGATCCTACTAATAATATTGCAGGTGATGAGTATATTTCTTTTGTTGAACGTAGAGAACTTGGTATTTCTCCACATTTAGATACAGAACAAATAGTTACTACAGCTTTGCAAGCTACCGGCGGTACAGCAACCGAACTTAATGGTCCTTTGTATTATCCAACGCTGCATATGAGAGTGTCGCCAACAAACTATACTGGTGATAAAGCAAATCTTTTAGCTACTGCGAGTCTTACAAATGACTACACTATAACGCAAGACTACAAGATTGATACTAAGATTACTGGTCGATTCTTAAACTATAGAATTGACGATGCAGATCAAGATCCTACAGTCGCAACTACTAGTTACGCTTGGAGCTTGTCAAGTTTACAAATGGAGATTAATAAAGGAGGATCTCGTTAATGCAAAATAAACCTCCTATGGTTGAAGATAATACTATGGCTACATGGTTATTTGAAGCGACTGATAACATTAATCTTCAAGATGATAAAATGGCTAATTTGCTAGACGCTATTAAAAAGGCGACTAGCTTAGCCGACTTGCAAGATAGAGTAAAGGAACTATATTGATGATACGTAAAATAGAGGACAATGATGTATTAGAAGCAATTAAGCTTATGGACAAGTCGACAAAAGATCATAAGTATCTTGGATACGATCGTAACGAAACTATTTGGATACAGTATTTTTTGTCGCTTGTTGAAAAGCAAAAGGAAGGAAGTCCTCATGTTTTAGTTATTGGTGACTATGCTAATGACGGAAAACTTAGAGGCTTTCTTTCTGCTTCTACATTTAGCAGTTATTATACAAAAGAGTGGGTGATGGACGTAAAAGATTGTATTGTAGATCATGACTATAATAATACGTTTACTGTCTATCGCTTGTTTGACGCTATGATTGCTCATGTTAAAGAGCATGGTGGTAAACATTGGCGTGCCGACTCTGTTCGTAGTGAGCAAGAAGCTATGGACTATGGTCGTTTCTTGCAACACCGCTATAACGCGGCATTACACGTTTCGGTAAGAGGCGTTATACAGGAGAATTAAATGCTTTTAATTAAAATGATGGCGGGAGGAGATCCGTTTGGAAGTTCCATTGCCCGCAAAGGAGGAGGCGGTGGTGGTGGTACTACTACTACCACTGTTTCCGGTATTGATAAGGAATTTAAGCCTTATCTAAAACGAGTTCTTTCAGACGTTACTGATCGTTACGAAGCTGAAGTAGCTGGAGGGCCAGACGCAATTGTAGCTAAGCTTGACCAAGCGCAAATTGACGCTATTAACGCACAAGAAGGCCTGGGCCGTGACGCACTAGCGGGTCGTGGTATCTATGACGTACGTGGCGCTCAAGAAAGAGACTTACAAAATCTTGCTGGCAGCCAAGCTATGCAACAATATATGAGTGGAGGCTTAGGCGGAGCAAGAGCCCAGCGTGGAATGCAATCAGCGTTGGCCGATCGTTCATCTCAAAACTTGGAAGAACAACGTAGAATACAGCAGTATGGTATGTCTCAACTAGGAGAAGCAGGTAGTACTCGACAGGCTTATGAACAACAGCGTCTTGATGCGCCTCATACGTCGGCTAGTCGCTACTTTGGATACCTTGCTGGTGCTCCACAATCTACAACGCAAACTCAAACTGGCGGAGGAGGTGGTAAATGATTACTTTAGCACGTCCACAAGACGAAGAAAATAAACGTCCCTTTAGACAGGCGGCCGCTCCTGCAACTCAAGCAACTCCACAGCAAAGAACTCCTGGAGCAATGGAACAGTTTGGAAACATGGCTATGCAGCGTGGTATGGAAAGAGGCCTCAACAAAGGAGAAGAGCTTGTTACTGAGTACGGTGGTAAAGCAATTGATTATGGAAAGCAAGCCTTAGGTTTTGGTACTCCAGGTCCTTTAGCAACTCCTTCAGCTACTCAAATGACTGCGCTACAGTCGGCCGCACCAATGGCTTCTGCGCCAATGGCTCCTGCAGCTACAATGGGTGTTAGTCCAGGTGCAGCACAAGCTATATTAGGATCAGGTTCTTCAGCTGCCCCTGCTGTTGCTAACGCAGCGGGTATGACAGGAACTCAGCTAGCAGGAACTACTGCGGCTCAGCTAGCAGGAACAGGTGCTGCAACAGGCGCTGCGGGTGCCGCAACAGGCGCTGCTGGCGCTGCTGGCGCGGGTCTTGCGGGAGGCGGAGCTATGGCCGCATTAGGCACTGCTATGCCGTGGATCGGAGCTGGTCTATTAGCCGGTAAAGCGTTTGGTCTATTTAACGAAGGCGGTATGGTCGGTCCTTTGTCTCCGTCCTATAATTTTATGGGTGGACTTATGAAAGGAGCTGGCGCGCAAATGATGGAAAAAGCTGTAACAGCTCAAGGAAACCAATCAACTGGAGGACTTCCTGGAGGAATGCTTGGCAGAGCCATGAAAGCAGGTAAAGCAGCAGGCATGATGCCATTAACTGTTCAATTAGCTCAACAATATGAGAGTGGTGGCTTAGTACAAGAGTCAGCTAAAATTAAATATGGTGGTCCATTAAGTAATAAGGAGTAGTAAAATGAAACTAAAAGCATATACGCAAAAGGATCGTTTTGGTAACTCCGTTTCTTTAGAATTTTTTGAAGATAACTCTATTCCGTCTATGCAAGCTATTCCTATGTACGATCATCCTGGAGATCCAAAAGGTACCGACACAGTGCCTGCTTGGCTTACTCCTGGAGAATACGTTATGAACGCAGAGTCTGTGCGCATGTTTGAGCCACAAATAGAGGCTATGAATAACGCCGGCAAAGAGGTTCAACGTATGCAAGGTGGAAGTATTCCAGAGTATAAAGCTGATGGTGGTCTTTTGTCTGATATTGGTAACAGTATTGGAGAGTTATACGATAAAGCTACTATGCCACAATCTCCTGCGCCTGGAATAACGCTTCGTAAAATGCCAGATGGCCGTTGGGGTCAATGGGCTGGTAACACTTTTAGAGGGTATTACGAAGAACCTAAAAAGACAAGTTCACGTAGAGAAAATACTTGGGATTTTTCTTTGTTTCAAAACGAAGGTGGTCCTATAGATTATAAAAACATTCTTTCTCAGTTTATAATGCAAGATGATATAGAAGGATTTAAACCAGGCCCTTATAAAGATCCTACGGGAATATGGACTCAAGGATACGGAACTACCGGAGGAATAACACAAGACAGTGAGCCAATGAACCAAGAACAGGCTCAACAAAGGCTTATGAAAGATATTGAGGAAGTAGATAATGCATATAACAACCTTGTTAAGGTCGACCTTAATCCCTACCAAAAATCGGCTGTACAATCTCTTATGTACAATGTCGGATCTGGTAGATTCGGAGAAAGTGACGCGCTTAAGAAACTCAACGAAGGAGATTTTGATGGCTATCTTAAAGAAGCTGGCGAGTTCCGTCTTGCTGGCGGTGAGCAATTGCCTGGACTGGTTAATCGCCGCAATAAAGAGGCTGAACTTTTTCGTACAGCGTACAGCTCAGAACCTGCACAACAAGTAGCAGAGCCTGGAATTCTTGCTAAACTGGGTATTGTTACCCCAGCTATGGCAGGAACTATGGACGCTCCGCCTCCTAAGCCGGATGATAACGAAAGTTTCTTCTCAAAGCTATTTAGTGGTGGTACTGACGCAAACTCTATGGAAATACCTAGCGAGGACGGCTCTGATATACCTCCTCCTGCCCCTCAGGCTGCTGAGAACGCAGCAAAAACGGCAGACAGTAGTAACTCAGGTACTACAGGTAATCAAGCACCTGGCGAGGTTCCTCCCTTTGGACTCGGAGTGCCAGACCAAATAGGTCCGCGTAGCGAGGATCAAGAAATTAGAGACGCTACTATGCTTGGCAAAGATATCCCTAAAGAGGAAGAGCTAAAGGTAGATCCTGGATTAGCTAAAGCTGCGGCTGAAGCTGAAGCACAGCAACTAGCCGATAAAAGGCAAGAAGCAAAAGACCTTTGGAAAAAGACACAAGCAGAAATGAAAATGGTTCCTAACTTAGGAGGTTCTGGAATCGTTATTCAAGACATTGATGATGTCGTAGCATCTAAAGAAAAGAACGCTGAAATTGCTACTAATAATCTTATTAACGCAGCTCAAACAGGAGATCCAGATCTCATTACTGCTGCTGCTAATAAAGTAGATGAAGCCGCTGTAGGTACTGGCGCTGCTAGAATTACGCAATCTGGTATGACAGCTCAAGCTGATCAGTCTCGCGCTGATTCCGCTGCTGCTGCAGCTAAAAAGGCTAATGATGAAGTAACAAATCTTAGAACGCAGGCTGAGGCGCAAGCTCAGGCAGGAAACATGACTGCTGCAAACTCGTTAAACGCTGCTGCCGACGAAAAAGAAAAGAATAGCCAAGAACTACAGACAGCCGCTGAAGACGCACAAACAAAGGCTGATGCGTCTAACGCTAAGTATGACGCTGAACGAGAAGCAGGAGCAGCTAAGACAGGTGGTCAATTACCAGCTGGAACAAGTCAAGATGCCGTTAATAAAGAAGCAGCAAAGAAAAGCACTATAGACAAGATTGCAGCCAAAAGTAAAGGTCAAACGGGACCTGGTAAAGATCAACCTGGCGAAAACTCTGACGCTAAAAGCGTTCAACAAACAGGCGAAAGGCAACCACCAGCAAACAGAGATAAGGCTGAAGGCTGGCTTTCTGGATTGTTTGGGGATTTGTTTGATAAGAAAGAAATTGCCCGCATGGCTGTTATGTACTTAGGTAGTAGAGCTTTAGGTTATTCTCACGGCGGATCTTTAGAGTTTGCTGCTAAGAACTACGTTACTCGTGTAGATAATGCTGTTGCAAAACGCCAAAAGTTTGTAGAGCAAAACGTTGATAAGTTTACTACAGAATCTTTAGAACTATATCGAAAGTCTGGTAAGTTGTCTGATCTTGAAAGAGTAGGCGCTGCAAAAGAGCGTACTGGAGAGTACAAAGAGTTCTATGGCAGAGGCAAAAATGGTAAGACCATTACTGTTAAAGCAGAAAAGGTTAAGGTAGGCAAAAATACCTATTGGGTAGATCCTGCTGGTAATCGCATTGATGGTAGCCGTTATAACGTAAACCCACAGCAGGTTCAAGGAACTAAAGAGTATAACGAATATGTAGATAAAACTACTGGCCGCTATACTGATCAGCTAAAAGAGCTTCAAACTAAGTTTGGTAAAATGGGAGAAGGCAAGGACGGACGTACTCTATACAGAACTGACGTGTCTCCTGTTACAGAAGGCAGAAAGATTGCTGAATGGGCTGTTAAGCACGGAAAAGATCCATCTGAAATGGGTGGACTTGTAGAACTTGCTATGAAGGATGCTCAAAACGATCAACGTCAAGATGGCAAGCGCGTATCTACTATTGTGCCGTACTTAAACAGTCTTGTTATTCGTGAAAAGACTGGAAATGCTGATATGTTTATGATAGAAGATCCTAACGATGACGAGAAAAAGGTTCCAGTTGACGCATTAAAGTTCCAAGATCTTAATGATGATATTGTAGTTATGATGGGTCAAATAGGTATTGTAGGAGACTATTTTAA